GTTATTTCAACCCGTGCCTTGGATCGATTACGCCGCCGTCGGGACGTAGTCGAAGTAGGTGATCAGGGCCGTGTGGTCCAGATCGGTCGAGATGTCCTGGCCGGAAGCCGCGTCGGTGGAGAGAGGCAGCGTGATCGGCTGGTCCACTTCCACGTTGAGGCGTCCATCGCCCAAGGAGATCAGCGGCAGATCCATGATCAGGGCCGTGTTGTCCTTGACGAACGAGATGTCCAGGGTCACGTCGCTGTTGTTCCGGACCGCCTGCGTTGCCGCGACGTTCGAGAAGTAGGCGGTGAGTTCCCCCGAGACCTCGAAGGTGCCAGCCGTCACGTCGAACGCACCGAGAACACCGACCGCCTTGTTGGGCGTAACGTTGTTGTTGATGTTGATCGTCGCTTCGGTGACGTAGGCAAACAGGGCAGTCGGTGCCGCGTCAACGTTCGAGACAACCGCGAGCCGGATACGGCCGATGTCGCTCGAAGTGTTGTATTCCGTGGCAGCGGCAGGTTCCTGAACGCTGGTCTGCTTCGGCCCGGTCGCACCATCGCGCTGAGCATTGTCGGTCGCCACGAAGGTGAAGTCCACCGAGGCCAGATCAGCCTGCGGAATGTTGAACGACACTTCGTTGGGAACTGCACCGATCAGGACTTCGGACTGGATCTGAGCCGGCGAAGCATCGTCGGGAGCGCCCAGCGTCCGTTCGATGTTGTAGGTCCGGCGAACGATCAGTGCCCCGGTTTCGTTCCGGAGAACATCACCGAAGAACAGGCGGATTGTCTTGCCGGCGACGCCAGCATCGGCGACCATGGCTGCGTCCGACTTGTCGAAGGTAATCGCCGACGCCGTGACCGAGCGGACCCGCTTGAAGCCGTTGTTCGCGGAAGCGGTGAACGTATTGGCAGCGACATCGCCACCGAGATACACCCACTGACCCGGAACGATGCCGAGGGTCGTCAGGTCGGCGATGCCGCCGTTCGACTGGAGTTGCGGGAGGTTGCCCGAGACATCGATCACTGCGTCAGCATCGCTGAACTGATAACCGACGCACTTGATGACAGCCGAAGCACTCGGCGTCTCGTCGACAAGCTGACCGTCTGCCACTTCCACCGAGGTATCGGCCACGATTGCCGTCACCACGTTGAGAGCGTTGTTCGCAGCATTGGCGAAGTTCTTGCCGATGATCAGCGACCCGACGAGGAAGCCAGCGGTCGCCGCCACTTCGTATTCGTCCGGGTTGGCCGTGTCGGTGTCGACAAGCGTCACGGTCTGTTCGGCCTGATTTCGCAGGTCGGCGAAGAAGACGCCCTGCATCAGATCGGTCAGGTTTTCGTAAGTCAGATTGTGGTTGAAGCCACCGGACGCGTTGAGGTCGGTGGTCACACCCTTGCGGCGCTGACGCGACGGGTTGATGGGGTTGGGAGCCACGGTCACGACTTCGCCGCCGAAATCGTTGTAGCTGTTCGGGTTCAGGCGCTTCCATACGGGAGTGCCGCCAAGACCCCCTTCACCGGGCAACAGGCCAAGAGAAGCCTCCTCGGCATATGCGAGGCCGGTGATGTTGGAGTCGATCTTTGGGACCTGTGCCATTCCTGGCCTCCTTTACTTCGTTTCGTAGTATTCGAAATCAACAACCACACCGATCTGGAAGAAAGTCCCCTCACGGCCTTGCTCATTGATACGAACGTTGCGGAACCAAACTCCGTTCGGTGAAGAAACACCCTCATAGGCGTCGCTTACGACCTTAGCCAAATTATAGCCCTCTGACAAGCCAGAACTTGATGGAGTGTTGATGGTGACGACAATCGTCCCGAGGCGCAAGAACTGCCTGGAGCCGACCCCGCCGAGTGTATCTTGCTGACCCGCCGCATGACGGACAACGACCGTCGCCCATGGCGATTGGTCAGTTTCACGATCATCACGAACACCTTCCCAGAACATCTTGTGACCGGTGGTGTCCCACGCAGTCTTGAGAAGAGTAAGGATATCGTCATTCGCTTGTTTGTAGGTGAGGCTCATCGACGAACTCCTATGAACCCGAGCAGCGTAACGTCTCCGGGCTTGAGAGCTTGGGTAGCCTCGATCTGAAAGTCCACACCACCATCGCGAACCAGAGTGTAGTCCTCCAGGTTCTCTTCACCCTGAAAGATCACATAAACGAGTTCGGAATAGGTGACGAGACCACGGAACTCATTCGCGTCGCCCAAGGCGGAAAGCCCAAAGATACGCACCGCGTTCGGTAGAAGCTGGACACCGGGAACATCAAGCGTGATCTCGCCGACAGCCGGGTCCGTTGGCCCGTTCCACGGCTGAGCGGGATTGGCAGGCGCGGTCGCAGGCTTCACAAGCGTCACAGTCCTGCCACTTTGGGTGACAAGCTGTTGCGCCTTGGCAGCGAGTTTGACGTAGTCCGGACCAGCCATTACCTGATCACACCCCCCGTTCCAGCGAGCCAGAATGTAAGAAGCCGGTCGGCAGTTGGGTAAGGACGAATAAGGTCAGGGCGAGCAGCACCGCTGTCATACTCGATCTCAGTCTCGATGGGACCAACTTTGTCGAAGGTTCGCTTGATAGCTTGACCAGAGTCGGCAACAGAAGGGTCAGGGAGAAGATCTGCAGAGAGGGCTCGAAGAGCATATTCAGCTGTCGCTTTCTGGATGTCAGTGGGGATGCCGTCCACTTCGAAATCGACCTGCTCACCCTTGCGGTCGTAGAAGTATTGCCTCGGGAACGACAGAGTGGTAGCCTCGGGAGCCAGATTGCCTTTCCAGCGATCCTTGAAGCGGAGTTCCATGTAGTCGGTCGCTTTGATCAGAGCAGCCTCTTTCGCAGGCGTGGTGGCAGCAGCCCACACCGCATTCGCACGGTCGAGGAAGTAGGCGTCAGCGAACGCTTCCGTCGTGTAGGAGTTGGCGTCCGCGACCCCGGTGCCGTCTTCGACTGTGAATGCCATGGTTCACCTCACGTGAATGTCGATGAGGCGATTGCAGATGGCCGCTTCCACTCGTCCAAGAAATAGAGAGTGATAGTCCCTGCGCCAGCCGCAGTCTTCTCAAGGGTTACTGTCTTGCCAGCCTCAACGTAGCCGACTTCGTAGATCTGTCCAGCAGCCAGAGCAGGCGTTCCGAGCACCCTGCCCCCGGCCACGTTTACCACCACCACGCCAGCCGCCACAGGGACGTCGGAGGACGCCGCCAGACGGGCATTAGCGGGCAGGGCAAGGGCAGCACTGGCAGCAGGCGCAGCGCCTCCAGCAAGCGTCTGAGGGGTCGCTGTAAGGGCCGCAAAGCGGCTCTTCAAAGCCTCAGCCCGACGCCGCTTTTGGCGGGTCAGGCTGAGAGCATATGCGCGATCCAGCGCGGCCATTACCGCACCGGACGGTTCGTGCCGCGAGCGGTCTTACGGGCGAAGGCCCGATCGATGGCTGCACGCGGGTCGAGCTTCGCGATGTCGGCCGGTTTCAGCCCGCCGAGGACGGTGCGGATTTCCGCTGCCTTTTCGGCACGGCGATCGTGCGACGCGCGGATATACGCCTGGATCGCTTGCTGGTTGGACATGTCCGGCACCAACTGCTTGATCCACGTCTGCGTGAGCGCGCGGCCGAGCTTGACCTTGCGCTTCATCTCCTCGACTTCTTTCTCCTTCAGCTCGATGGCCTGCATCTGTTGGGCCAGCATCAGGTCGATTTCCGGGAGGAGCTTCGGGTCCACCTTGGACAGCACCTTTTCAGCGAGGTCGTTCGGCAGCATGGGTTCCATGTCGGCGAAAGCCTCGAGGACCGACATGTCCAGCGGTTCCTCAGCAACCGGAGCAGGAGAGGGAGGAGTTTGCTCCTGCTCCGGCGCTTCGGGGGCCGGTCCGGACAGATCGGTGTTCTCACGGGAGAACTTGGGGGCCGCTTCGGTGATCTCAGCACGGGTCACCTTCGTGCCCATCAGGGCAGAAACGGCGTCGACAGCCGGAGCGCCATCGGCGGTCCAGTTCGCGTCTTCGAGGGTGTCCAGTTGACCGAGTGCTTCTTTGATATCCATTGTGTCTCTCCTTAGTCGAGAATGGTCATGGTCAGGGTGCCAGTGCCATCGTCGGTGAACGTAACGGCGTTCGTGTCGGCGACGGCATCAGCTTTGGTCGGGTAGAGCTGATACAGGTTCGTTCCAGCATCGCCCAGCCAGTAGATCACGCCCGTCTCGAGTTCGGCGGGGAGATCGCCTTCCAGGATGACACGGGGGTTGCCGACAGCGAGGGTGTCCTCGCCGGCGACCGTGAGTTGATCGGTGGTATTGTCGGCGGTGAACGTATACTCGGGCTTCGACCCAGGAGTGATGCCCAAAGCAAGAGCGTCCTTCGTGTGGTCAAGGCGTCCCCGAGCAAGACCGTCCAGATCGCGGTGACGAAGGTGTCGCATACGAGCAGTCATGAGGGATCCTCCAGATCAGGTGGCGGAAGGGGCGGACCGAAGCCCGCCCCGACCGATTACGCTTCGCGGGTGACGAGCCGCGCGAACTTGATCTGCTTCCGCTCCGGGTAGACCCGGTTCCAGCTCGCGGCCTCGTCGAGGTCGTCGTTGCCGGTGCCGGTGTTCGCCGGGCCACCGTCGCCAGCCGTGCCGGTCCAGGCGTGACCCGTCGGGTGCAGGGTCCACATGACGCGCGAGTAGAGCACGTCCTGACCGCCACCGTTGCCGCCACCGGGCTTCCGGTCGACTTCGGTTGCGACCGGCGGAGTGCCGACGCCAAGCTGGGTCGCGCCGGGGCCGAAGAGCCACGTGTCGTAGACCGAGCCAGTCCGGGGCAGACCGTCATCGACGATAACTTCCCGACCCAGGAAGGTCGGAATGTTGATCTCACCACGGGCGTCCGGGATGAAGTCGATGAGGTTGTTCTTCTGCATCCGGTTGTAGACGACCGAGTGGACCGCCACAGCGACCAGATCTTCCTGCGAGTCGCCCATGGTCTGGGCTGCATCGAGGAAGGCTTCCGCCGAGAAGTTGGTGACACCGTCGATGAAACCACCGCCGGAGATATCGTTGATGTAGTCGCCAGCGTCGTTGGCGGCGTTGTCAGCGATGACACCATTCCAGGTCGCGATGAACGCGGCCTGCAGACGCCGGGTCCAGTAGGCAGCAACGCGCGAGGCGATGGCTTCCATGGGATCAGCGCCGGCGAGGATCGCCGCGAGGTCGGTCGAGGACCAGGAGTTGTTGCGGTTCAGGCGAACGGCGATCTCTTTCAGGGTCTGGATCTTCAGCGGGTTCGGGGGACGAGCCACACCGGCCGGAAGAGCAGCGTCGGCATCGGCGAACGGCACGGACGTGTCGGTCGAGATGCGGTCAGCATCGTTGTCCAGATCGCGGAACGAGGGCACCTGGAAGGTGATGCCGCCACCGGCGAGCAGGGTGTCGAGCGCTTCGGAGCGAGCCAGAAGGCCGGACTGCACCAGACGGGATTTCTCCTCGGTGAGCACCTGCATGTAGGGAGTGAAGACTTCGGGGACGATGACGTCGCTCACCCGAGTCGCGGGACCTGCTGCCATTTGGTTTGTCCTTTCATGGCGATTTAGAGGGAGAGCGACCCATGTCGCGGTCAGGATGACGTCACGTCATCAGGTAACACTGGTCACCATACGCGCAAGCAGGAATGATTGCAACAGGTATTTTGTAAAGAGTGCGCCCCGGGAGCGTAAAGCTCAACCGGGGCGCTGGCTGTCCGTGAGTGGGTTCAGCCGGGGCGCAACTGGCGGTCGGCTACCACACCCCGCCAGCTACAAAGCCACACTAGGCGCTGAGAACGCGCCTGACAAGGCTATTTTTTCGGCTGCGGAGGGCGAGTTGCCCCGATGGCCGAACCGACAGCCTTCGCTGCCTCTTGGGCTTTCGCCATGCCGTGTTCCTTGACATACTGACCCTGCTTGGTGAGGGACCAGCCTTTCGCGGACCACGGGTTGTCGTCGGAGTTGTTGAAGCCTCCGCCACCGCCAGCACCGCCGCCCTGAGATTGCGGCCACCAGTGAGGACGCT